AACGTGAAACGCATGCCATCTGATAGCGTTGGAATAGCGGGAACGAACTGAGCAACATAAGCATTTGCAGCACCCGTATCTGTCGCGTAGGTCATCGTGCATTGCTGAATAGCTGCCACCAACCCTGCTGCCGGTAAGAATGGAGCATTGGCAGCTACAGAAATGTTTGCCGCAGTAACTGTCGTAGCTCCCTGCGCAACGGTGATCACCCATGCTGCTGTATAGCCAGTATCCACTGAAGGCGTGGTTTGCGTGCCAGTAGTTGCGGCGACACCCGCCTTGAGCGCAACAGTACAAACGCCAGAACGAACGGTGTTCTGCGCAGTGCCTGAGTTGTTAGGCCCGCTGTATGCTACCGAAGGGTTGCTTGCATTATAATAAGGCAGCACAGTTGAGCCAGAATCCGTGTCAGTGTAAGTCACCTGAACCAGATAGTTGATACTCTGCCCTGCAGTCGTCGGCGCGGTCAAAGTAAACGCTGTTGAAGAAAGGACTACACCCTGCTTCAGAATTGTATTCACAGTATCCGCAGCAAGTGATGAATAGGCGGTATTATCAACGTTCTGTACGCTGTAAATCTGGCCTCTCGCTACATTAATTACCATCGAAGCAGGGCTTGTAGGTGTACATTGCAGGCCATGTAAATATGTTGTTGAACCCATCATTGCAGAGGACAGCTTAGCCAAGCCCATCATCGCGAATTTATTGGAATACAATAAATCGGTCTCAAGCGGGATAGCGCCTGGGTATACCATAATTCTGTCAGTCATTATTTTTATCCAATAAAAAACCCGCCGAAGCGGGTTGGGTTATATGTTTGAATCAATTAATTGGTTATTGCAGGCGAACCCACACGATAGTGCCTTCCATTTTCACTGCCGCCACGGCTTCGTAGACCTGCTTGTCAGTAATAGAACCAGTAATCATGCTTTGTGATGCATATTCGCCACGTGATGGCGTGCTATAACCTGAAGGAGTTGAACCATAACCTGCAACGTATGGAATTCCTGAACCATCTGGCCGGAACGCCGTTACGAATGCCTGATATGGTAATAATTGAGAGCCATAGCCTCCGGCGAGTCCATACCCGATCATGGGGCCACCATACGAACCGGTGTCTAATGGTCGCTGTGGCTCAAAAATGACGGGATACTTACCGGTTAAGTCGAAAAGAATGTCATTTATTGCTTTCCGCGTTCCGCGCTCACGGAGAATATTTATTTTTATCGTGTTTCTGAATAATTCGTCTGATTGCCCTGCCGAGCGCTGTAAATTATCACCAAAAAAATCATAAGCGATAATATCCAACCAACCATCGGTAGCAGTGCTTATTCGCGTCTGTAGTTGTGCATAAACATATAACGAATAACACCACGCCAGAGATTGTGCGCACGCCGTTAGGATTGCAGTGATAATTGGATGGTCATCACCAAACCACGTCGGCGGAATTAACGCCTTTAGACGAGTAAGAATATCACTCTGATCACCAGTTGCCATTTAGCTCACCGAAATTGTTCCTGCGCGAATAACCTGTTTGCCGGAGGCCGCGAGGTCAGAAGTGCCGCTATTGAGCGTTACACCGGAAACGTTCGTTACAAATGAGCTTGCACCGTATGCGATGGTCGCCAGTTGCGTATATGGCAGTAACTGTCCGAGCGACAGGCTTGCGATGTAGGTCTGAATAGCTTCAGTCACTATTGTGACAATATCCGAATGCGTTGCTGACGGGTCTGTGGTTATTGTCATGACAACATTCGCAGTTACCAATGTCGGAGGAAATACTCCGAAAGTCACCGTGAACCCGCGCACAGCATCGATAGCTGCATAGGCCTGATTGATGAAAGTCGTTGTCGGCGCACCGCTTCCATCATCTACGACTGCATAGAAATAACCAGGCTGAGCTGTCCCGTTGTAAGCGTAGTTCTCTGTAAGGGTGTAGGTGACACCACTTTGCATGCTGCTCAGTGCGTAACCAATCGCGGCTTTCGTCGCCTTTGACAGTGACGCGATCCAGAGAACGAAGCGGGCTCTGAAAGCATCATCAGTTTCTGCATCTTCGCCATTTGTGAACGTGGTGGAGTTTGTCACGGTATCGACGTATTGGATTGATCCGGATATTACCGTGATGGTTCCAGCCTGCGCATTGCCTGCTGCGCCTGCCGTATTGGCCTGCACCGGCACGGTCAATGAACTTACCCCGGCAGCAATGACATAACCCAATTGTGTCGAATCATAGGCAGAATTAGTCGTGTCGGTGGTTACGGTGTATGCCTGAGTGCCGTCAGTTGTTGTAACTTCAGATCCCACCGGAATCAGCGCCTGATTCGTTGCAGTGAAACGACTAAATGTTACGGGGCCAGTTGATTGCACGGCTGATAAGCGAGTGAAGCTGAAGTCTGCCATCCAGCTATCAAGATCATCTCCTGAGCATGTCGCTGCTCGTGTTGTCACGAGTAAATTAACGATGAGTTGCTGTATCCACATCGCCACGCCTGAGTTTGACTCAGCGACAGCGCGTAAAATACTCCCGATTGCGAGATCAACTAGCCCCGCAGCGCTGGCCTGCATGGCCGTAACCTGATCGCTCACCAGAGTGGCGAAGTCTTTAATATTTAGTGAAGCCACGCGGTTACCTCGTCACGTCAAAACTGAGTGTAGCGGGAGTGCCTGAGACAGCATCGGTGTACTGAATGGAGCAACTAACACCCATATCAATCAGGGTCAGCGTGACCGTTGGTTCAGGTGATGTTGCAACGCAATCTTCAAGCAACATTTGCCCGAGGATGAGCGCCTTCCATTCGTTTATGTTGACCGAATCCCCCACTTTCTTACCAAGCCCTGCTCCGTATTCCGGATGGAACAAGTAATCACCTGGATTCGTCATTAATCGCCTTAAGACGCGCTGAGTTCCGCGCTCAGTGTCAGAAACTGGGCGCAGGTCGCCCGTCGGCGAGGTGCTAATGTCACCGCCGATATAGTGGTAAAGGTCATACATGGGTCACCTACAGCTGAGTAGTTGGAATATTTGTTGAGCCGCTGCCGGTCTGAACGCCGTTGTGAACGTGATCGTCGAATACGTCACGAATTTTCTGAACAGTGCCTTTAGCGCCGTTCTGGTCTTTGATGCTGCCAGATACTTGTAGATCCCCATTTATTTGCGTGTTGGCGTTAACAGTAAGTCCTCCGGCAAAATTCAGCGTCCCAGTGCCGTTACCATTCATCACAACGGTTGATCCCGCCCCGTCTGTAACGGTTACCTTTTTGTCGTTGGTGAGCTTGATTGAGGAGCCTGACGAGTCAATAACCCAGAACTGACCAGAGGGTGGCCCCGGGCAACGGTCTACATCATTGAAGAACTGCCCCACCGCCATTCCAACGCCAATCAGACCAGAATCGAACTCAACTTCAATTACCGTGCCAATCACCGGCCCCGCTACAACCCCAAATCCATTCCCCGCCCACATTGTCGCCAATGGTACCCAACCAGTTTCGTCTCCGGTCGGCTGAAGCTGAACTTTGACAGAATAGTTCTCGGGGTCATAAGCGGTGACAATGCCCTGCCGAGTCCCGCTGAACCCAGCATTAGCCTGTTGCGCCCTGCCAGTAACTGCATTCATTAATGCTCTCACTGTGAAACCTCCAATGCCGGGCTGTGGTTTTTCCCTGAGATGGTCATCGTGTAGCCAGTGTCCCAACTCAATGTCCGGCGCACGCTGTCGCAGTAGTAAAGTTGGTCAAACGGGCTGGCAGTGCCTTCGATGCGTACCATTGTTTCCGGCGTGAGTAGATTGTCGCCAGCAGTTGAGCCGGTGAATTTCATTTCATGCTGAATGATTTCTCGGTAGATTTTTTGTGCCAGCGCGGTAGCCGATTCAGGAGATAAACCGTTGCGTATAACGCGATAAACCTGAGTTTTCGCTGTTGAATTTCCTGGGGTCGTGCCTTTGGCTACTTTCGGATATGAAGCAACAAATTGTTTGTTTTTGCGTTTAGCATTCCAGCTAAGAACCTCTACAGTTACACCTTTTGATATCGTCAGAGCCTTAGAGAATGAAAGGTCTTCTGACATGTTGCACTGCGGGTAAGCCAGTACGCCCGGCGGCTGCCATCGGATCACATAGTTGTCAGCTTTCGCGGGGTCGGTGACTGGAGCGAACACCAGATTCTCGCCATCCACGTAGACATTGAAATTCTCAATGCCTGCCAGCGTGGTGATCAAGTCCCACTCCGTTTGCTCGCCGGTCAAGTGTGCCGAGTCAATTTGATAGAATTCACCAAACCGCCCAGTCGTTGTTGTGACCACTGGTGTCAGGCCATGACGCTGTGCGAGGATTGTCGCTATCTGAGAGCTGGTGTAGTTCTTAAAGCTTTCTCCAGCGGATTTGGCATCGATCATCAGACCGGTAAAGTCTCGACCGTCGGCCACAATCTCAAACCGCGCAGGGTCAAAGTGCCAGTTGTCGATATTTCCAATAATCAGCCGCTTCTCATCCGTCCCTGACTGACTGATCACTGACACGGAAAGCTCAACCTGAATTGTGGTTTGCACCGCCCAGTAGTTCAGCATCCCCATGCTTGCGGGTAATGCAGAAGTTGCCAAAGTCAGGCTAAACGTTCCCGCCCCGCGAAATGAGTTATTCTCAACTTCAAACGAGACGAATGGAACCTCTACCCCGTTCAAAAGACAACGCCCGCTGATTTGGCGGGCGCTGGAGGTGATAATCGGATTGTTTACGTCCATATTAGCTCGGATTTGATGGAACGATGATTGTGTTGATGCCAGTCAACTGTGGGTCTGTAATTTTGTTAGCTGATGCCAGACTGCTCCATTTAGTGGCATCTCCATATTGGTTGGCTGCAACCTGGTAGAGGTTGCTACCACTGAGAGTAACCGTCTTCACGCCGTCAGCGGTCTGACCTGACTGCACGTTTTTATTCAGCCGGCCAAGAACACTTTGCAGGCTATAAAGCGCGGGAATTCTCGTTGTTAAATCTGCCTGCTTCAGAACATTGTTGATGGTTTTTGATATCGGATTACCGGGAACCAATCCACCAAGCGTTGTAATGTCATTAGCAGCTGATTCGAGTTGCCCTATCGTCTGCTGTACCATGGCTTGTGCAGCAATGATTGGCCTCACGACAGACTGAACTTGCTCTATTGTCGCATGAGCAAAATCCGTCACCTGCTTAACTGCGCTTTGCACAGTTGCTACAGCAGAGGTTACTGCAGAGACGTTAATGATGCTCGATAGGCCGAGTGACTTGCCAATGTCACTGTTAACTAACGCACCCAGCGAGCCAGTCAGTGCGTCAACACGGATAGGTGAAGCATTGCTCGCGACGATGGCAACTTCAATCGTGTACGGCCGACGATAGATGAACTCATAAACTGGCGTGAATGAAGTGATGACAACAGTAAAACTGTAGCTGTCAAGCGTCAGGGTTATCTGCTTGCCCGCATCACGCATTTTTTCAAGTTGCGTAACCCGCGCCCCAGATTGTGCTCCGGTAAAAATTCCAGACCATGACAGCGGGTCATACTCAACACCAAGAACATCAATCGTGCGTTTGCCGCCGATCATCTGATGGAGAACTGTCTTCTGTTTGCCAGGTATCGCGATGCGCTCAGGGACTTCGAAATCGAGAAACTCGAAGCCCCCGAGAATTAAGCGAGTAACCGTTGGATCTAACCCCTGTGCGAAGTTATTCAGTGCGCTTAGGAACGACATGATTACTCCGTTAGTTGGTTGAGGCTGCGCTTACTTGCCCTGGATATGTCATCAACATTGACGAGTCGAAAGCACTTGGGCCTGATGGAGCTTTGGTTGCTTCTCTCGTCTGATGCTTGGTGACGCCAGTCGCTATCTGCTTACCATCCATGTTAATAGTGCTGTTAACTTGGATTGTTTGACCTTGCTTGCCTGGAACGGTTGGCGTTCTTGAGCTTTCGATGCTTCCCCTCATACCATTGGCATAGTCTTGTGCAGTGGTTGAGGTATTGCCGTTTTTCCATCCGGCATTAGCTGCCGCATAACTACCAGCCGTTGTGGAAGTATCAGTTTTAACTACCGGGACAGGCTTATTACCTTCCGTTATTCTGCTGATGTCAGACAGAAGGTTTAAAGCTTGGTTTTTAACACCATTCTGCTGCGAAGTAAGTAAATTCACTCCGGGGATTTTGTTCAAATAACCAATAATTGTGTCAAATAGATTGTTAAACCCAACCTCCAGTTTGGTTGAAAAGTTATCGAAACTTTTCCATATCCCCCAATTACTCATATAAACACCAACCTGCTTAATACGGTTCATGATGTCAGACATTATTCCGCCAAACTCACTTCCCATCTTCTTGGCTTCTGGTTTGATTTTGTCCCAGTTTTTATAGAGCAAATACGATGCACCGGCTGCAGCTACAATTGCCCATACGACGGGACCACCAAGCAGGGTAGCGAAAGAACTTACCACCCCTAACGAGCCAACCAGCCTTGCCGCCATGATGGTTGCACCTAGCAACATGACACCGCCAGAAATAATGGTTAGCCCTGCGGTCGCAGCAGCGGCATACATGGCAAACTTAGTCAGCATCGGATTGTCTTCTGCGAGCTTGCTCAGCTTGTCTACGAAGTTAGCCATACCCATTGTGGCAGTTGTTAACATGGGGATCAGCTGTATGCCTAGCACGGCTTTGAAGTTCGTCCATGCCGATGACAGTGCCATCCCAGCACCGTCTGGTGAATTTAGGTAGGTGTCGTAAGCTGTGCTGTAATCCTGAGCATGCCTGAAGATTGCAGCATCTTTCTGTAACTTATTGGCATTGAGTACGTTCTGCCCTAGGAAGCCAGCAGTATTTCTATTGAAGTGAGCGCCTATCCAGTTTTTTACTTCTTCATCTGTCAAATCTTTCCCATATCGGTCTCGTATCTTTTGTGCCATCAATTTTGAGAACTCAAATGGGTTTGACATGAATAGGTTGGCATAATCCTTATTAAGTCCGCCAGAAAGTAACGACTCCCCTCCAATGCTTTGCATGTAAATTTGTTTTTCTGACGGAGACATTCCTTTCATAGCCTCCGTCATTGATTTCATTCTGGCCTTACTGACTCCCTCGCTATACATCCCTAATTCAGAAAGCGCACCTTTAGCCTTTTTATCCATATGACCGCCAATTAATGAACTATATGTCGTCATTAATGCTGTGCCAGATTGAAAACCACCATTCATCGACATCAAGCCAGCAAACGCACCATATAAATATTCTGGCGATAACGAGGTGTATGCTAATTTGCCAGACTGTGATGCGGTCAGGAAATCTTTTGGGCTAACTCGCCCTTTAGATGCCAACTGAACTTGCGACATCCATGATAGTTCTTTTTGAAATTCGGCAGGGTCGTTAACAACCTTGCCACCTCGGTGCTCTAATGCTCTTGCAGCGGCATTCACCATGCCGTCTTTGGCATGCTCACCAAGAGCCATTCCGATGGTGGATTCATACTTGGCAAACATTGGTGCAAGTTCGATGGAGTGATGCAGATCGCCTAATGCTGTGTGCAAATCCTGAATGAGGCGAATATTGCCAGCTATCGTTGTCCCGAGAACATTGTGAGATACGTTCTGCGCGGTTGAATTAACCAACGCATTTTCCTGAACTGTAAGGTTCAGGGTTTTGAAGTCGTTTTGAGCCTTTACAAGGTCATTGGCAGCCTTAATGGAAGCGTCCAGACCCTTGGTGATCATCAGGCCAGCGCCAACCAAAGCGCCGCCTGCAAGGGTCATTTTGCCAATCTGAGCCATGCGCTCTTGAAATATCGCCGCCTGTTTATTGGTATCGCCGAATTTACGCGAAATCGCCAGCAAGCCAGCAGTAACGTTCTCCGTAAGCGATACTTTCACCGCGACTTTATATGCTTCGATATCCATGCAGGCTCCGAATTTTGACAATAAAAAACCCAGCGCTATGGCTGGGTATATTTGATGATGTCTATCATTATTTTCGCTTTAGAAACATTCTCTGAATCGAGTAGACAGTCCCTCCCGGCGCTTTTACATTGACCAAAGAAAGGTATTGACTATCATTTGCAACCACAATGAATTTTATTTTCCTCAATCCAAGAAGATCATAATTCTGGCCGTCCTGAGTAGTTGCAATTCCACTATCGCCCTCTTTAGCGGTTACGATAACCGTTGATCCAGGAGGGCAAGTCTGTCTCGTACACGAACCATATAACTTGGCATAGGTAGCATCATTTTGATCGCTGGCAGCTATGTCGTCTTCACTAGCAGCAAAACTACTGCAAGCCACCAGCAAGCCCAAGATTACGAATAATCGCCTCATTCCCTGCTCCATCAATTTAGATAATCAGAGAATATCACTGGCATGCTGCAAGACAACGCAAAAACCCGTCTCTAATGGTTAAACCAAGTCGTCATAACCAGCATTAGGATGAATTGGCGAGCCGCCTATCAGGCCGTTAACAGTAGCCTTTCCGATAATTTTTTTGATGAACTCGCCGTTATGTACAACTGCTGGCCCCAGTACCGGGCGCGGCGGCATTTTAGGCGTACCGAATTCAAACCAAGGTGCTCGCTCATCTTTGGAGCCGATTACAGCTTCTAGACCTTCCGTTTCATGCTGCCATGACTCTCTGAACTGCCCAGTTCTTTCGAGTGGAGCATCAGATGGAAATCCCTTTCTCGCCTTATCAGCTTCGGTACTATCAGCTAACTGATCCCACTCATTGAATGGGCCTGCGGCTGGCTGATAGTGCCCAATTTCTGCTTTAGCTGAGGCCTCAATGCGTTTTGCAGCCTCTTCAAGTGCATTATGCAAATTAGCCTTTATCGCGATATCAACAGCGGCAAACTGGAGTGCGGCTCCAAGAAATCCATCTAATTCTTTCATTCTTGTTTCTCCCATTCCCACGAATGCCAGTTGAACTTTCCGCCTTCAAACTCCGAAAACACGATAGACATTGCATCCCTCTCATGAGGCATGAGAGTTTCAACGTCAAAAGCGACACTGAACGGAACCCCGTTTTTCATAATCCAGCACCTGCCTCGAAAATCGGGGTTCTGTGCTAGTTTTTTATTGCAGCCTGCCCATCTTTTGCCGCAATCGCCGCCTCTGCAAGTTCATTGAAATGAGATAGAACTGCCGCCATTCCTTCTTTTCCAAGAATGGTGATCATGCCATCAATTTGTGCTTGATTTGACGGGCAAGCGTACTCATCACCATCAATGCTCTCAACCTTTGCGGCAGGGAAAGCGAAGGTATACATGTAGACGTTATTGGTTGCAGCCTCAGAACCGACAGCAAGGATAATCCGCGACTCCTGCAGAGGATTCAGGTCGCGTAATTTGATCACGCGCCCTTTTGCGTCAACAACCTGATTTGGCTTTTCTTCCGCTGTTACCGGCGCTTTTTCTTCTGGGTTCTGATGCACTTTTAAATTAGTCATTTAATTCCCTTATCAGCCGACTTTCTTACGGCGGTTTGCAGTCCAGGAGAGGACTTGGTCGACTTCTTTGTCACCGGATTTCTTACCTGCATCAGTAAGGTGATACGAAACACCCTCATAACGATATACGCTTACTGTGCCGTCAGATTCGGTGATGGTTTCGGTGATGGTGCCGCGCTGCTGGTCGATACCGTTGAAGTAGTTATCTTCCCACTGCGCCCAGAAGTCATCGAGCGTCCCATCCATGCGCTTAGCAGTGATGGTGCCATTCCAGCCGGTAGGGATTTGCAATTCATCGGTGATGCCGTTAAGCGGCGTGATTTTGTTGGTGGTTAACTGAGGTTTTGAGTCGAAGTCCATGATTTTAGGAATTCGAAGTTTTCCGGTAGGCGTGTTGATGTCGACGGCGACATCACGACCCATTGTGTAACCAAGGCTAGGCATTTGCGCACTCCAAAAAGAAAGCCCGCCGAAGCGGGTCTAGGGGGTATTAGTTAGAAACAGTGACGGAGACGCTGCCGCCGCCTTCCAGGTTGATCAGGAAGTAGCGAACCACGTTGAGGTATTTGACCTGTACGTCGGCGATCATGTAGCCCAGCGCGACTTGAGAGTCTGGGTTGTTGGAAGCGTCGATTTTCACAGAGAACGCTGGACCACCATTCGGATCACCAATCATGCCTTGCAGTTCAAGGTTAGACAGGAACGACTCAATGGTGCTTTTTGTTTCACGGCGCAACTCGACCGTCTGGTTCTGGCCTACCACGTCACCGAAACTGGATGCCAGCGTCAGAGCCAGATAGTTGGTCATACGGGTGTAGGTATCATCGTTGGTCGAAGTCAGAGAACTGGTATTTCGACCTGACCGCATGCCGTAGTAGTTACCGCCCGGACAAGGGTTGGTGATGACGTCTAAACGCGCCGAGTTAATTGCGCCGATTTCAGCGTTGGAATAAGGCTGATTAGCCAGATTCCGCTGCGTGGAAATTACAGTGCTGATGGATTTATTCAGCGTTGAGATGTGCGGGGCGCGTGACGCGATATTGGCAGCCTCGAAGGTTGCCGGAGCAATCATGCGATTAACACCATTAACCGTGTCTTTCCAATAAGCCCAGTCGCCGACGATGGCTTTGAAAGCGTAGCTGTCCACGCCTGCAGTGTTGAGCAAAGTTGCCAGTGCCGCATAGGTGGTGCCTGCCGCGCCCTGCCCGATAGCATAAGAGCCTTCAGCCAGCGCAAAGGTCGACATGGTAGGCCATGACGTAGTGTCGGTCACATCTACAAGGTTAATTACCTGCGAGTTAGTGCCGCGCAGCGCATACATCCCCTTGCGGGTAGTGCTTGTGCCGTCTGTGCCGAGCAAGACGGTATCAGTGATGGTGGCAACACCGTCGGTACCGCCGGTTAGCGTATATGTCAGCGTGACGTTTGGCAGAGCGGTACTCGTGCCGATAGTTGCCACAGCCAACTGACTTGCACCACGAACACTTGTTTGACCGTTGTTCACAGCACTGACCAAATTCGCCCAGAGTGTTGCGCCGGTTCCTGCGATGTTATCGAACACCTCCGCGCTTTGACCAGGCAGATTAATCGTCAGTTTGAACGTGTTGTTCGCGGTGCCGGCCGTAATCGCTGCCTGCATCGTATTACCACGTGTGCCGGTGTAGATAGCGGTAAGCGTTGCGCCGGTTACCGGAGTTGTTGCCACGTCTTTCAGCGGGATGCTTGCCGCTACATCAGTGCCATCTGTTACGCGTACGGCGTTAATGTTTGTTGCACCCAGTTGAAGAGAAATGGCTACCGCAGTGGAAAGGTCATATTTCCTTACCTGCTGAGCACCGAGATATTGAGTCTGATCGTTAGCTGAGCCGATGAGATAAGCGCTGTTTACTGGCCCCCAACTGCCAATCCCTACAATACCTAGACCATCAGTGGCAACGCCGTTGATATAGCGGGTTTGCGGAGCCACCACCTGAACGTACAAATCAGGAGCCGTGAGCGCCGTCGTATTTAAACTGCCTGACTGATAAATCGGCATGTTTTTACTCCAATAAAAAACCCGCTCAAGGCGGGTTCTGATGTGAATTTAGGGAGAGGTTTTAAGCGGCGCGTTTAATCACGTATACAGCCTGCTCGCCTTCGATAATCTCTTTAATCAGTGATACTTCCGTAATCTCTTCACCGGTTTGGTAATCAGCAAAGGCGTGGCGAACAACCAGGATAAAGCCAAGGCTCTTGGTCGATGCGCTGGCTGCGGTTGAAGTGGCAACAGGTGCCAAATCGTCTGAATCTGCCATGGTTTACTCCAGAATTGTTTTGATGGGGTTGTTTGATGTGTCTGCAATATGCATGACAGGCGCGACGACCTGAGCGGCATCGATTGTTTGGGTTGTTGCGTAATTCACCGTGTAAACAAAGTCACGCCGGTAGACGAGATAGTTCTCACTGGCGTCTGACTGAAATGATCGGGTGTAGACCATGTACGCCGGCGCGCCGTCGGAGAGTGAAATATTACTCTCTCCTGATAGGGCTATATCGAGCGCTGAAGCTATCGTGTCGCGCAGCGCTGGCGTAGGTGCCCAGATGGTTATCTGGAAGTCTTTCGCCTGTCTGCGTAGCTCTCTGGCTGCCGTACCGATACCACCAGTACGAGCCACGATTGAAATCCCGTTTGGTATTGTCACGACAGCGCCAATACTCGCTGCTCCGGCTATTTGAATTGCCATTGCAGTGGCGATGGACGTCAATGTGTCACTGCTCTGGACTGAGTAGTGATAGCCGACTTTATCAATCAGGAAGTAGACGTTCGTTGGCGTTGATACTGCGCCGCTGAAGGTAACGGTCTGTCCCGATACGGTTGCGGTTAACGTTGGCGTTCCGGTGGTGATCACACGATAAGGCCTGCCAAGCGTTGAACTGATTTTCTTCTCGGTGGGCAGTGGATAAATGGAGATGTGCACGCCGCCCGCGTTGATGTCAGTTTGAAGCTTATTCGGCACCGGCCAGCCTGGGTAAACTTTCACGATAGAACCGGTAATGCTCGGTGCGCCGGTTCCATTCGGGTAAGCCACTGCAGCAGCCTTAGCCGCAAGCAAGTTCATTACGTCTGATTGGTCAGCCATATCACACCAATCCTTGCATGGCAGTTACACGCCACCCCATATCAGTGAGTTCAGCGCTGGAAACTATGTATCTGCGCCCGATGTCATCGGTGATGATGTCGCTCGTTCGCAGGGTGATGGCGCCGTAGGATGGAAACAGCAGCAAATACCACGGCGTTTTTGCATCAGCAGGCAGGTTGACCGGTGATTTCTCGCCCTTCGTGCCATTAAGTATGCTCGCAGGCCATCCAGTCATCAGCGCAACTTCGTTTTCTGCCGTTGTGCCGCCGTAGCCGATCACCCCACCCGCATCTTTCTGACTTGTCCGTAAAACCGAAATGGTCCGGTTGCACTGAACACAGTAGATGGGCAGCGTAGTTTGCATTGCGGCCACGAAGAACACGCCGTCTTCGGCGTTGGAAAGAAAATCCCCGACAACGAACTGCCGCCCGTCGAATACACCAAGCCATGTCGCCTGCCCGTATTTGTTCGGTGCGCTGTAGCTGAAATTGGTAGTGAATGAGGCATTGAGCGACTGTAATGGCGTAGTTTGCAGTGGATTGAATGCGCTGGTAGCCCTGAACTGCTGAGCCACGTAGCCAATCCTCTGCGCTGCTTTACCGTAGCCGATATAGACTTTGTTTCTCAGCTTTGCAGCGTCCATATCAGCCCCTTACAAGTCGCGTTCCGCCCTGACCAAGGTTCGGCCCCGGTGCAATACCGATGAATTCACACATCTGGCGTCGCCAGAGGTTGTAAAGCTTCATTCGGTCACTCACTTCATTCTTGTTATGAAACCAAACGGCAGCCTGATCTGTATCGAGGTTGTCGCTTGAATCAGTCACCGCCGTTTCCAGTCCGCTTATCTTGGTCAGAAAGTTAACGAGAATAGTTTCTTCTTCCGGCCTTAGGTTTGTTAAGCGGTGATAAAGAGTTTGCCACGTGCCAGGTGATACCCAGCCATAGGCGAAATCGCGGCTATTATCAGCAACGGTGTCGCCAAGCATCGGGTAACCCGCAAAACGCCTCGTGTCTGCCAGTTGCTGATCGGTTAGCATTATTTAGCCTCGTCTTTCTTCTCTAACCAGCCGCCGGAATAGTAGTTCTTCACTTCGTCTGGGTGAACTTGTGCTTCGTGCGGTGCCGGATGAACATCGGCATCACGTACCATTGTTACAAATGCGATTTCTGGCTGACCGTCATCGGTGCCATCAGCTTTCTTAGCCATGTAGAATCTCCAAAATTAAAGCGCCGCCAGTTGCCCAGCGGCAGGCTTGATTAACCCAGCAGGATTGCAGTGTGAGCAGGCTTGATGTTCTGGCAGCCCCAAGCAGCAGCAATTTCGTAGCGAACGCGACGATACTGTTTGTACATGGAGACTTCGAACGCCATACCGGTGCGCGGGTCTTGGATCATGATGCGGTCATCAGCCATATCGCCTTCTTCCGGCAGGGCAGGAGCACGAGTTGCCAGAACAATCGCAGAGCGGCTGAACGCAAAGTTAGCAGTGAATGCTGAAACGCCGGTGATGGTAGCGCCAGTTGCTACAGCGGCACGCAAGCCCGGTGCGCCGATGGTGAATGAACCACCAGACAATGCTGTGGTAACGACGTATTTGAATGCGCCGATAGTCACAACGTCACCAGCCAGAATTGTGCCGGTACCGGTCTGAGCGGGAATGACGGTTGCACCAACGGCCAGAGCGCCGTTAGTCACATAGCTTGCACCGGTGCCCGGAGTGTGTGATGCCACGCCCGCAGATTCACGGATAGTAAAGCCATGCAGTTCCAGCAATGTACCCTGAGCACGCAGAGCGGTAGTACCGGCTTCGTTCGCTTTGGTCAATTGAGCCAGAGTACGCAGTGATGCACCGGAAGTGGTGTCAATCACGCATTGCAGGTCGCTCAGCGGAGCACCGTTATCAGACAGGATTTTACGAACCTGTGCGGTATCGCCGAGGTTCGTTGCAAACGGAGTTGTTCCCGCAGTGCCAGATGCACGAGAGGACAGGAAAGCAAGGTTGCCCAAGTCCACTTCGATTTCGTTTACCAGAGTACGCATCGCCTGAGAAATCTGGTCGCGGCGAATGTTTGCATAGCCCGGACCGGTAACGAGGCCTTTTTGTTCTTCACCAGTCCAGCGGAATGGAACCATGCGGGATTTGGTGATCGAGAACGGGATGTTACTGATGATCTGGTCGCCGTCGTCTGGTGGCAACTGACCCGGAGATACGTTTTCAGCGGGTGATGCTGGAGTGATCGGAATGCGGATCGCCTGATTAAGAGAAGCGCGTTCTGCTGTGGCATCCATGGTTACGGATGGAATAAAGCCAGACAGTTCGCGGGACACGACGTCCAATGATGCGTACAGGTCTGGAATAAGGCTGGTTAAAGTGTTGGACATCGAGTTTATTTCCTATTAATCGGTAATTTGAACGCCAGCAATCGCCTGAGCGCTTTGTTCTTGAGGGCTCAGAGATTCAAACTGGGTGCGAGTAATTGTTTTAGCGCCCGAACCACTACCGCCGCCTTGAGCACCCGAACCGGATGAACCGGTGCCTTTGAGGATTTGGTCTTTGTACGGGTAATGCTCGACGAGGATTTCCATGGCTTCATCAAACTTCGCGACTTCACCTGGGTTGCTGCGGCTGAACAATTTGTTGCCTGCTTTGTCGTATGCAACAACTTCGCCACCTTCAAGCTTGAAATTGCTACCGAAACGTGCTTCTGCCAGGTCGAAAGGAATTGCGAGTTTTTCGGTAATGAACTTGGAGCGGGAGAAGCTGCCACCGACTTTTTCGTTTACCAGTGCCGCATTCAGGTCATCACGCTCTTTGAGAACGGGAGCGTATTTTTCTTCAACAGCCTTGATAGCCTCGAGCTTGACCTTTTCGACTTCACCGGCATCCACCAGCTTTTTGTCGTCGAAGTTTTTCAGGGTTTCGAGAGCTTTTTTCGCTGCGGCAGGGTCTGCAATCCCATCGAAGGATTTCAGTGCTGTTTCAGCAGTTTCAGCGCGTTCTCGATGTGATTTGGCTTCACCGTTAAGGCGTGAAATTGTTGCTACAGTACCCACTGCATCGAAAGCCACTTCTTTGCCATCGTCATGCACGTATACAGGCTTGCCATCTTGAACAACTACATGGCCTTGTTCGTCGAGTTTCAGTTTCATACTGGTCATCCAACCTTATTTCGTGAGCCATCCGACTCGGTGCGCTGGTCTGCATCCGCAGGTTTCAGCAATAAAAAAGCCCACGCGTTATGCATGGGCTGGTATGGGGTGAATTACTTACGCGCTGAGCTGAGTAGTTCCCGGCTTAGGCGGTTGAGATTTAATCTTCTCTTGCTCATCGCTCCATTTCACTTCAGGACTAATCATCCCTCGGCGCTGGATTTCGCTGAACAGTGTTTCATTAGAGAGCGTTCCGGCTACATTCATTTCCATCAGAATATCAGCTGATGCTTCTGCAAGAGATGCTGCGCCGAAGTCGCGGAAGATGGAGATATGCCCACATTGTGACTCCTTAATCCAGTCAGCGAGCAACTGAAGCGCCTGATTTGCGGCATCCTGCAAGTCTCCAACGATGCGTTGCAATGCACAGGTTCCAGACTCATCCTCAGCCATAGTCTGAGCGACTGTGATCCGTCCTGGCTTAACCACGAGGAGTTCTGCGCCGATTTGACGCATCTTATCTTCAAGGTCGAGTATGTAGAGGCGGCCTGACTCAATTGCCTTGCCTGAGTGCTCAACATACTTAAGGTCGGCATTATCTTTGTCAGAAATTACCGCGCTTGCAGCACCGACTGTGATGTCTTGGTCGCTATCCATCCCCTTTCCGAACAGGATTGGTACACGGGCGACATGCAGAATGGTCTGCTGGTCGCTTTTCGTCTGCCAGTGTTCTACGTTCAGGTAGGCAAGTTCTGCCATCGGGGGGCGTGAGCGCATGAAGCCAATCTTCTCGCCATAAATTGGCACGAAGGGGATCTTCTGAAGGCTGGTGGTGCCCTCTTCATAAAGCATCCATTTCACTTCTCGCGTTTGAGGGTCTTCTTTCTTGCGGTAAGTACGCCACCGGCCAATATCCAGTACCCTCACCTGCTCAATGATTTCTTCTTTGAACTCGCTTTCAGGTGATGCTTCAGCGACCATCTCCACAAACCGAAGCTTGGTGATCGTCTCAAGACCATTGATGCGCTTGGACTGGAAATCCAAGAGGCTCTCGGCGTCAATCTTCACAAAGTAAGGCCGGAGTCCAAGCGCCTTTTCTTCTGCGATGGTTTTGACGCCTTCCGAGTGTGGATAATCAACCAGAATGCCTGCAATACCGTACCCGAGAGCCGCCTCGCAGACGTTTGCCAGAAAGCTATGCAGATTGGTGCCTTGCAAGTCGATGTCTTCAAACATCTTCTTAATTGATTCTGGAATGTCTTCGCCGAACGTAATCGGGCGAGAGAAAGGCTTGCCACTTAACACTTCAACCGTGCGAGGAAATGCCGGGAAGAGTGTCGCCGTGTCTTTCCTGTTTTTGTAAAAGCCATCATCCTCATTCGGCCATTGTGGCAAATAGGTCTTACCTGCTTCCCGCATTGCTGGTGTGCCGCCGAGCAAGGCAGTAATCATCGGCCAGCACGTGGCGATGGCCTCGATTTTTGCTGACCTTTTACGAACGTCATCAGTCATTTTATTGTCCAATTAAGCAGAAAATGGGCGAACCGTAGCGCCTTTGCGCTTGATGAGTGGCGATAGCGCGTAACGCGTGCCATCCATGAAGTGGTTATTCGCATCAATGATGTCAGTGAGAACGTCGCCAGTAAGGCGATCCGTTTTATAGCTATACATGCGGGCTTCTTTCAGCCACATGGAGCAGCGAGGATGAATGATTATTTCTTTGTAGCTGCGAAGATGCGCTATTCCGTCTTCTACGCTGCCCTTCCATTTATCCACGCCAGTAATGCGAGGGAGGCTTTTGCGAATGCCGCGACCATCAGAGCGCACGTGGCTGATTGTTTCTGGTCGGGCAGAATCAGCACGAATTGCATGAAGCTCTATGCCAGGAAGACGCTGGATCATGTAGTCGGCAATATCGTCGTTTTCTAAACCAACTTTCCCAGCCTCATACTCAATCCATAATCTATTGTCATTAACCCAGCATTTAACGCCTGCTGTCGGGTCTTGGCTGAACCCCCAGTCAAGTCCAAAGTAAGGGCCGTTCCATGTGGATTCTGGCTCAAACTCAGCTACGCGATATTTCCCAGCAAGTATCTGTGCGTCACTATTCTCTCGGTATGAACCATCCCATATCCATGCGTATGTTTGGTCATCAAGCCGATCCCGGTCATTAATGCGCTCTTGTTCAAGCACATCGGGAAACCAAGGATTATCCGCATAGTTCAGTTCGACAATCTTCGCCCCGGCGGGCATGTGCTTTCTAAAGCGATCGTCAGTCGGACTGCCATCTTTCTCCGGGTTCCATGTTACCCAAACCTCCGAGCCGTCCTCACGAACGGTTGGCAGAAGCTTTATCCACGCCACCTCGCTCACAGTCTCAGCCTCATCTACCCACGCTATTAGCACGCGAGCTTTTGATTTGATGCTATCGAGGTTGTGGCGTAAGCCGGAAAAGGCATACCAGACGAGGCGGTTTTTGGTGCGAATGTACTTCTCACCGATATCGAAATAGTCATCAAGCCATGGAACGGAGCGTATGGCCTGCTTAACCTCTTCCATACTCGACTCTTCAAGCGAGTTCATATACTCACGAGCACCAAGAATCACGCCTGATACGCCTGCCTCAGCAAACATATAAGCTCGAACGGCGCTCATCAGAGCAAAGCTTCTTGTCTTGGCTGAACCTCGACCACCATATGATCCGCGGTAACGAGCCTCGCCAGTAAAGACAGGGATGAGTTTAGGAGGAAGTTCAATCTGCGCTGTCGTCATTTTTCACACCCGGAGCCACAAGCTGAATCATGGTTGGCTTAGGAGTCATTGACCCATCTGACGATTTGACATCAATATCCTGAGTTACTTTATCGCCATACTTTTTAGGGTTCATGCGAGCAAGAGCCCATTTGCGCGTGTCAATGCGAAGACGCGCTTTCGCAACTGCCGCAGACTCTTCGTTAACCTTGTCGGCGATGTCGAACATATCTTCGAAGATCGCATCAGCACGCGTCTCAGTTGCCGTCGCGTATTGGTTACGAAACTCTTCGTGTTCTGCCAACCATCTGAACACTGTTGTTCTGCTTGGCATGCCTTGTCGTTCGCATACCTTCCTGAGGCTTTCCCCGCCAGATAGCAGCTTGCATATGTCTTCAGCAACTTCAGGCAAGTAATCTGATGGCCTACCGTTTTTCTTTATGTGAGATTTCGATTCTTCTTTATGCGAATTCGCACCTTTGTGCTTCGCAGTTTTCTGCGCATTCGCAATTTTGATGTAGCGCTTACCGCTTGAGTAATTTAAGCCTTTCGCCTCACACCAATCCTTCGGGGAAATGCTTGATTGGGCATGATCGGAGAGAAACTGTTCTTGCAGGCTCCCCCAGTCCGGTCTTGCCATATAGTCACCTTAATATAATTTCTTCATGCTGCTGTAAATGGCAGCACAGTTTCCAACTAGCCAGAAAGTTTGCTTTTCATTTCCTGAAAAGACATCTGCCTGAATTGATGTCGGCGTTCGCGATATTCTTATCTCTTTCGTTTTGCCGTGGATGGGCTGGATTGGCCCAATGACAATCTTTTTGACGGCATCGCATTTCTGGGCCGCCTGTATTAGGGATTTGGCAGACTGAATGAATGTTTGATGCCTGCCGCTCACTTTCTTTCCTCTGAGTAAGCCAGCCATAATTATTCCTTCGGCTGCTACTGAGCCTCTATGTGGTTCATCATGAAGCTGTTCACTTTTGACCTTCGATTTCTGCAACAGAAACATGGCTGATGGTACCACCGCTGTAAACATCCATCTCGATAGCCACTTTCACCGCCTCTTTTGCATTTTGTCCGCAATGCATGACTGTCCTGGCTATCATTCCACCAGAACCAACAGCGTAAGGGTCAAGCTGAAGGGAAATAGATGCTCGGTCTTCACCTTTCTCTTTTGAGATGATGAAAGCCCTGTCTTTACCGATGACTGCAATTGCAGAAAAGCTGAATGTTGGTAGGAATTGAGATTCATAACTAAGCCCGGACAGCATTAATTTCTGTAGTTCGATTTCTGCACCACAGTCGCCACCACACCCAATGGCAAAAACACGCTCTCCATCAATAGACCAAACTTCACCATCTGCTGGTTGGAATATTTTATTTTCTTTCAGAGAGCAAATAGCATCGCCTGAAGTTGACTGACTATCCGACGCCAGAGTCTTTCCGTCCCATGCAATAGTTGTCATACACGGCCTTAAAATTTATTCGAATGGGGTTTCGCAGCATTCATCACGGCTCTCGCAGTTAATGTGCCACTTCCGTCTTTCCGGCTGCCGAGATGTGATCACCTCCTGCATAGGTTGCACACCTAATCCCTTGTCGAGGGGAATGCATCATTATCAAGCGCCTTGGTTGGAAGACGCTTTGTAATGAAGAGCCGTTGTGAAAGAGGCTCTTTTTGTAAACGCGCTCAGATTTGAGCTGGTTAAGCAGCTGATGGATAGATAAGCTTTAGCTGGCCTTTTAGCCCGTAAGCGGCTGTGCAACGAGCCTCAAAATCTTTGTAATCTACGCAGCCATTTGCGAGAGCTGTAACTGACATAAGCTGATGCTCTACTGCAATCAGTAATTCCGGCTTTAGGAATTGGTGAATCTTCTCTCGTCCATTAGCCTTGTCTTTTATAGATTCGTAAACGACATCGGGAAGAGCTACGCCATATACCCAATCAGCAGTTATTTTTCCGAACAATGCCGGGCAGCCGCCGACATGACCGTTGTATGGGAGGCGAGTCAACTTGGCTAGGGCTGCATAGAATGGGTCTTTAAACCGCTTCTCCCACGTCGTCGCATCCTGATGGGTAAGTAGCGCGATGATCTGCTGATCTGTGTAACTGATAACTTGGCCACGAACTAATGAATCTATCTGCTCATCGCACCAGATTTCGAAATCTACAGAAAGCCACCGAGCAAAGCGCACTGCTAGTTTTGGGTGAAGCCATGTGCCGCCCCCCCGATCCTTTCTTGCTTTGCTTGTTTTTACATACGGGATTTTCCCGCATCTACGCTCAAGCGCCTGAATATATGACTCCGTTTCCGGCAGGCGCAGGAATTCGTTAGGCAGCTTTCCAAACTTTTCAGCTGCCGTAGTAGCGTCAATCCAACCATCCTCCATAAACCGCATGGAATGACCTTCGAATTTAATAGGAATAATGTTGCTCATAGCGTTTGCCTTTCTTTGAGATGAACCTTTGCCGCAATGGAAATCAGCCCACCGAAGGCTCGCCAGCACTAAACTGACTTCCTCAAAGGCTCATTTCAAAGGGATCGGATTCGGTATTTTTGAAAGCGCATTGCGGTGCGCCGATTTAACTGCGGGCATAAAAAAAGGCCGCCGATTGGCGACCTCTTAATATTTGGTGATGGTGTTACAGGTATTTCTTCGCCAGCGCGACCAACTCTGCTTCAGCTTCACTGCCAAAGTTTTCTACGCCGCTTTCTACAAACGCTACGAGTTTGGCAAACGCTGATTTTTCAGCATCCAGCGGAGAAGTCAGTACTGCAACCGGAGTTGCTGGCTGAACTTCTGCTGTCACGTTTTCTGTTACAGGCTGCTGGTCTACTACGGTGTCATCTAATGGTTCGGACATGATTTTTTCCTTTGTGAATAGTTTTTTAAGCCATGCGATAAGTTTCTTCATTTCTTTGCGCTCAATGCTGCGTATGAGGATTCACACGCTAATCCCCTGACTCTTGACTGGTCAGCAATGCCTGCCAGCTTTGTTGCTCTTTCGTCAGCGCGACGGAACAACTCGGCAAGCACAGTGGATCCGCTGGTAGTTGCTTGGCCTGCTCCGGCAGTTGAGGATTTGCAGGCTCTTTCACGCTCTGCAAGTCTGGCGGCAAGCTTGTCTGCTTGTTTGTGCAGGCTGTCAGCTGTAGAAGCAGAAACGGCAGCATCACTGTGAGCAGCATCAATCTTGTTCTGGGCATCTGTAGATATCGCATCGATTTCACCCTGTTTGCGTTGTTCTTCGGCGCGGACTGCTGCTTCGCGTTGAGCCAGTGCGATAGCATCGGCCTTGTCGCGCTCACTCCATTTGAGTTGCCATGAAGTGTCTGCTGTGTCGTACCCTTTGAAATAGCTACCGGTGACAAGTCCCAGCAGAAATAAACATGCGATGACCGGCTTCCAATATTTCAGGAGGATGGCGATCATGGTTTACCGTCCGGCTTTGTCTGGTCAATAACCCTTGCCACCACACCGCAAATGGCGATGACTGCTGTTATGGCACCCATAAGAGATGGAGGTATTGAAGCCTTCAGTTCAGGAGGTAGCCATACCCATGTTGATGGAATGGCTCCAGATATGACCAGCGCATGGATAGAAAACCATTTCCAGCACTGCTTCCAGTTCTCTACTAAGCGCATAGAACCTTCTCCGCAATTTTTAATCGTGCTTGCCTATCAGCAAGGCCGTTGAAACCGCCATTAATTCTTTTTGTCAGTCCGGTGAAGTCTCCGGAATCAGCAAAGGCATTACATCCATTTGCTTGCCAGAACCATCCAGCAGAACGAGCAGCGGGAATGTCTTGTGTCAGCAGGTCAGGATTTGCAATCAAGTCCAGTCCCAACACTTTCCCGCAAGCCAGATAGTTATCATGGAAAGTGACCTGCTTCAGGCCGCGACCACGAAATTTATATCCGTCACCTAGTTGAGTGTTTCCGTATCTTCCGCCGTAAACAATATTTGCAATGGCTTGCTGCCGTGCCGGAGATAACGCCAATTCTCCGTTACCTCGGCCAAGTTGTTCACGCTGTGCGGCTGTCAGTCGTGTGCCGAAGACAGCCAGACCTGCTACTGAGTAGTTGAACGATTCTGACAACTGCTTAAATCCGGCAGACTCAGTGCCAATTTGTGCAATGAATGCAGCCTGACGTTTTGGCGTGTCGATACCAAACTCTTTCATTGCAGAAACAAGCGGATTGAACCAGCGGGCAGCCAGATCAACCGTGATATTTGCTGCAGCCATAAATTGTGACTGGTTCATAGTTAGACCTTCGGAGGGTTTGATACACCAAAGAAGCGATCCCAGAAATAAGTCAGTGCAACGCTACCCATAGCTCCGCAGAGCCCGGCGCACACATAAGTCATGTTTTGGCTTGCGTGTGTTTCCTGGCTTACCAGACCACCAATTAAACCGGTGAAACTGGATACTGCTATCTGAGCCAAGGCCGCAGCCCAACTCCACTGAGTTTTGTTCGATTTAATATCCATTAGGTACCTCACTATCCCTCCCCATGCGGAGAGGCCAACGACGATCAGCCAACTAATGGCCGCGAAGTTGTTTGGGTCTTTTTCTGGCATAAAGCCACCTTTTGAATGGAGTCGCCAGACGTGCTGCTGGTTAATAGTCATAGGAATAGAGCCGCGACCGCATGGTTTCATGAGGGTGAGGTGACTGATTGGTCGGGCTCTAAATTTGGGTAATAAAAAAGGCCGCCAAGAGGCAGCCCTATTTTCAAATCAAGGAATTTCTATGCAGACGCTATCTTAAAGTGCGCCTGTCCGTACTCACCAAGAACCTTGAGAATTTTAGAGCTTAGTTCCTCATCCGTTCCTTGGTGGCTTTTGGTAATTTTCACTATCTCATCTGCTGCCGCTTGAGCTGTAGCTAACATTGCCTTCGTTTTTTCAATTACCTGTTCTTTATATGCATCTGACATATGTATCTCCTTATAAAATTGGAGAAATATATATACACGCAAATTCAGAATGCTAAAAGCCCCGAGCTATTAACTCAGGGCTTTCATTATTCTTTTCACTCACCGTAACAGATTCACGGATTTCTAGTGTTAGAGGAATATAAACCCAGTTTCGGGAAATTACAAGCTTTAACTGTTCGGATGATCAGTAAATAAAAAACCCCGCCGGAGCGAGGTTGGAAGATTGGCGGAGATTTCCGCCGATTAGAAAATCTTTCTTAAATCTACGCCATACACTGCAAGCCAAGCTTCGCGAGGCCACGACTTCACAGTGCCAAAGCGTTTATCCTCAACCTCTTTTGGCTTTACTCCGTTTTCTCTGCACCACTTGCGAAGTGGTTGCCACTTAAATTCCAGGTCTGTTTTCTTTTCTACCGGGATGATAGCTGCATGTTTCTTACTTTCGCCGATCTTCTCTGCAAGCTTGTTCTTTTCACGTAC